TATGGATATTACAAAACATTGTCCTGTGACACATGTTTTCAACGATGCTTCGGGTACAACGAACACTCGTAATTTATTTCTTATGTATTTTGCTGTTGCTGCCGATGGTACTAACCTCGGAGCTGTCAATCTTCCCAGTAATGTCGAGTTCTGGGTCGACTTCCATTACGAGGATGCTTAAATCTTTAAACCCCCGAGCGGCCGTCGTCCCGTAAGGGGACGGGTGAGCGTCAATAATCCCCCTCTGAACGAGCAGTTCGGGATCCAACGGAAGTTGGTCAAGACCCTTGAGGGTCGCGAAGTAGGTGGGTGTGGGTGTGGGGGCTAGTATTACCCCCCACTTCTGTGCCAAAAACTTAAGTGCCAATTTAATCAGATACTTATTAATATCTAACTAAAAACAACTTAAAGACATAACACATATATAATATAACAATGAGTGCCAAAACAAGATCATACTGTTTAACGATACACGATACCGATGGATATCAAAAATTAATAGCAGACTTAGAATTAGATGTAGAAGAAATGCGTGTAAAATATTATGTGTTTGGATTAGAAATATGCCCTACAACTGGAAAAGAACATCTACAAGGATATATATATTATGTAAATGCAAGATCATTCAATAGTATTAAAAAAGAATACCCAAAAGCTCATATAGAAGCAGCAAAAGGTACCCCAAAACAAGCTGCAGAGTATTGTATGAAAGAAGGTAAATATATAGAAGCAGGTGAACTACCAACTCAAGGAACCAGATCAGATCTAGATGCAGTAAAAGAAAAATTAAAAGAAACAGGAAAAATGTCAGATATAGTGGAAATAGCAACATCCTATCAAAGTGTCAGAATGGCTGAGGTCATTTTGAAATATAAAGAAAAGCCAAGGGATTTTAAACCAGAGGTTTTATGGTTTCATGGTGCAACTGGGACTGGCAAGTCTAAGGAAGCTTATGAAATATTAGGTGTAGACTGTTATACATGTCTATCAACTGGTAAATGGTTTGAGGGATATGATGCCCACGAATATGTACTTATTGACGATATGCGTAGAGATTTCATGAAATTTCACGAACTTTTAAGACTTTTAGATCGCTATGCGATGCGTGTTGAATGTAAAGGTGGATCCCGCCAATTCAAAGCTAAAAAAATAATAATAACATCAGCGTTTCATCCGCGTGATTTATTCGAAACAAGAGAAGATATAGGACAATTACTAAGAAGAATAGATATAATAAAACAATTTGGCTCAGAACCAGAAGATAATAAGTTAGATTACGATAGTGCGTAAAAATAACTTAAATATAGTGTTGTTTAAAAGTATATGCCTGCTTTTAAAAAACGTTCATACAAGAAGCGTGCTTCGACAAAGAAGAGGTCTGCCCGTGGTGGAAAAAAATCCTCTTCTGTTTCCTCTGCTGTTAAGACTTATGTAAAAAGAACTTTACATGCTGAAATAGAAAATAAATGCGTTCAAATTAATGCTGGTAATTCCTTCGGAAATATTAACGAAAGTCCAGATTTTAATGCTTATCCAATGTGCCCGCTTGCTGGATATTGGACTGTTGGTCAAGGTGTTGGCCAAGGTGCTAGAGTTGGAAATATTATCAAGACAAGAAAAGTTTACCTTAATTATGTTTTGAGACCAACTCCTTATGACGCGTTAACTAATCCGTCTCCACGTCCTAGCGAAATCCAAATGATGCTTGGTTACGTAAAAAATACTCCATGCTTTGCTCCTGTCCCTGGCGATATTAATCAAATATTTCAATCTGGATCTTCAATTGTTTCCCCTATAGGAACGCTACGCGATATCATTAGTGTTATCAATAATGACTATTGGACAATTAAGAAACGGTGGACCCATAAGGTTGGTTATGCTGCTGCTACCGGAACTGGTGGTAATGTAGCTGGTCAATTCTTTGCAAATAATGATTTTAAATATAATGTTGTCAAACGTATGGATATTACAAAACATTGTCCTGTGACACATGTTTTCAACGATGCTTCGGGTACAACGAACACTCGTAATTTATTTCTTATGTATTTTGCTGTTGCTGCCGATGGTAC